ATGAAATATCTCAAGAAGAATTTGAATTTCTAACAGACTTTAAAAAAGAATATAAAAGTAAATTAAATCCATCGGGTGTATCAGATGAAGATATCAATCCTGAAACTGGATATTATAACTTACCAGAAGTAGACTCTAAAATAAGATTTGCGGTTTCTGCTGCACCTAACTTTAAATCAAAGGTACAAACTCTACAAAAGTTTTTTCCTAAAGTAACTCAAGATGAATATGATCCAACTAATTTTATCTTAGAAGACGCAAACGGTAAAAAATTTATTTTAGATGATAAATCAAAAACAACCTTTGGTGATGTAATTGATGAAGGTAAAGGAATTACACAAGCTATAACGTCTACTGGTGGAGCTATAGCTGGAACAGTATTAGGCCCTGGAGGAACAATAGTTGGTTCAGGTGTAGGTTTAGCTGCAGGTTCAGAGATCTATGAAAGAATGGGTCAACTTGCTGGTGCAGAGATTGATAGAGATTTAAAAGAATACGCAACGACTAGAGGTATGGAATTTGCGTTAGGTGCAGTAGCACAAACTGCTGGGCCTTTATTATTAAGAGGAACTAAATATATTTTTAAAGGTAGTGAAAAATCAATATATGATAAGGCTGCTACAAAATTAGATGTCAAAGATGGTAAGGCAGCCTACAATAAATTAACATTAGAACAAAAAATTAATAGTAATTTGCAATTAAACATGGCAGATCGTTTAAAACTATTTAACAAATATAAAACTAAACCTACATTAGGACAAGCAAGTGAAAACCCTATTATTGATACATTAGAAACTACTTTTGCTAACGTACCTTTTGCTGCACAGATATTAAGAACCGCTGCAGAAGAATCTCAAGACCAATTAGGAAAAGTATTTACAAAAAATGTAGTAGATAGTTTGCAAGTACCAAGACTTGCAACAACAGGACAAGCTGCAGGTGTAATTAAAAGAGGCTTAATTGGTAAAGGTGGTAAAGTAATTGATATGGGTGATTTAGAGTTTGGTATTACTAATTCAACTGGTTCAATTCAAAGATTTAGAAATATAAATAATGTAAATTATGGAGCTGTTAGAGAACTTTTATCAGTAACTCCTGAAGCACAAAAACAAATTTCAATGAAAAAAACTTTACAGTTTTTAAGTGATGAAGCTAAAGCACCAGGTGGATTAGAAAGAACTTTTGCATCTATCAATGATCCAAAGATAAGAAAAATGTTTGATTCTTTAAGTAAAGATTCAAAAGCTAAATTTAATAAAAAAAGCGGAGAATTAATAGGAGGTGGTACGATTGGATATGATGGAGTAGACGCTATAAGAAAAGCAATAGGTCAAAAATTATCAGACCCTATTTTATTCGAAAGATTACCTAGATCAGTTTATAAAAAATTATACAGTAATATAACAGATGATATTCAAGTTTCTTTAAAATCCATAGGTGGTAAACAAGGTGCTGAAATTTTAAAAGCAGTACAAAAAGCTAATAATTATTATAATAATCAAATAAAAATTATTGATAAATTTGTAGAACCACTAGCTAAAAAAGCAGATATAGATAACATTGTTAATCAATTAATTAATAAATCTAAAGTTGGAGATACTACATTAAGAACTTTAATGAATGAAATAGGAGCAGATAGATCGGCTGTTTTAATTTCTTCTATTATGAATAAAATGGGACAAGTACCATCAACAGGTCAATTGGGTGCATTAGGTAGAAATAACTTATTTAATACTCAACAGTTTATTAAAAACTTTGACGAATTATCTGATGAAGCTAAAAAGACTTTATTTCAAAACCCTATGTTTAAAGGTAAGAGTTATGCAACCTTAAACCAATCATTAAAAGATGTTAATGCATTAGCTACTTATATTGAAAGACAAAACCCATTTAAAGATTTAGGACAAACCGCAACAAAAGGTGCTGCTGGTACAGGTCTACTAATCGGAGGGGGTGCTACAGTTGCAATTGGAACTGGAGATCCTTTATTCTTATTAGGTATTCCAATCTTTGGTTATGGTGGGGCGTTTGCATTAAGAGTTATGTCTAATCCTGCATTTATGCAGTGGGTATCTCAAGGAGTTAAAATTGCAGGTAATAAAGGTTTTGATGGTGTGTTAGAACACATTACAAAACTTGGAACTATCGCTGGAATGTCTGATGAAGATACAGCAGATTTAACAAATCAATATTTAGAAATAATGAAACAAGTTTCTCAAGCTAAAGAGCAAGAAGAAAAAGAACAACAAATCTCTCAACAAAATCAACAAACACAAGAAACTTTAAGACAAACAGTTTCTAGAGGAGCTCCTGCTCAACCATCTGCTCCAACACCTGTAAATACACAAGTTACAGATCCTCAACAATATAGTGCATTGTTTCCACAAGATACTTTAGGACAAGCAATCGCTCAACAAAAGATTATCTAATGGCTAGAAAAACTGCAATAGACAGAATTGAATATCATGAAAAGGTCTGTCGAATCATGCAGAAACAAACATTTGATAAAATTGAAAAATTAGAACAAAGAATTTTAAGAATAGAAAAGTGGATTATAGGTGGAATGGCTGCAATACTTTTAGCTGTACTTTCAAATAATTTTTAGTTATTAATTCCTAATGGAATTAATTAAAGAAGAAACAGCCTTTACTGTAAAAGGTTTTTCTTGGGATCATTCTTTTAAATATGAAAAATATTCTAGAGAGACTGACGAGGAAACTGGGTCACGCCTTTACCAGGTCGGAGAATATAATGTTCCCTCTGTCACAACTATTCTATCAAAAACTCAATCAGAAGACAAGCGAAAAAGTTTAGATCGTTGGAGAGAAAGAGTCGGTTATCAAGAGGCTGCTCGAATTACACAAAAGGCTGCAACTCGTGGAACTGAAATGCATTATGTATTAGAGCAATACATTAATGGTATAGGTTATTTAAGCCTTTCAGAGAAGGGTACCGAAGCACGGCTCATGGCTCACGAAATTGTAAAAGGATTACCAGAATTAACTAAAGTATATGGATCCGAAGTATCTCTTGCCTATGAAGATAGATGGGCAGGTTCAACAGATTTAGTTTGTGAATATAAGGGTCAACCTACTATCTTAGATTTTAAACAATCTAATAAACCTAAAAGAGAAGAATGGATTGAAGATTATTATTATCAAATTGCAGCCTATTCGTTAGCTCATAAGAAACAATATGGAGATATTAAGATGGGTTTAATTGCTATGTGCACTCCTGATTTATTATTTCAAAGATTTCAAATGGATGAACAAATGCTTCTAGAGTATGAAGAAAAATGGTTAGCAAGGGTTGAAAAATTTTATTCAACCGAACAATAACAACCAAAAAATTCTTGTTTAAATATAAAATTTTCTATAATAATATCACAGAGATCTAAGCAATTTACATCTTTAGGAATTTCTAGACTAGATAACATTGTTTTAGTTACAGGAACTAAATGATATAAACCATCTGCAAAAATAATTAAGTCCATTTAAGATAACCATTTCTTTGCTTCTTCGCCAAGTGTTTTTGCACTTAGTTTAATTTTATTTTTTAAAGCTGAGATAATCATCTCATCCACACTATCTTTAATTATTAAATCGATAATAAGCACATTTTTATCTTGTCCAATTCTGTGAGCTCTGTCTTCGCTTTGTTCACGAACTTCCAAGTTATAAGAATTAGAGTAATAGATGACATAACTGGCTGCCACCAGATTAAGCCCATAACCACCAGTGCTAGGATTACCAACAAAGAAACGCACAGCGTTATCGTTTTCAAATCGTTTGACATTTCTAATTCTTTGTTCGGCATCTACACTACCATATACACTAACTACAGAGTCATTTCCATATCTATCCTTTAAAACATTAATAATTTTTTCAATGTTGTAGATATAGTTAGCCCAGATAATAAACTTGCCCTCGTTCTCCTCAATTACATCTAACAACTGATCTAACTTAGGGTCATCAAACTCTATTATTTTATGGTCATCCGTTTTGACATGACCATTGACACATTGATGTAACTTTAATATCTCAGTTAATTTATTAGAGTAACTAACCTCTTTGTTTTGGATCACGGCCCACGCATTCTTCTTTAATTGATTATAAGCCTGTTGATGCTCATCTTTTAAATTGATATAATATTGGGTATATAATTTTTCTGGTAAGTCTAGACAGTCTACCTTACGAACTCGATATGAAAATTTTTTCAAATTCTGCTCTAACTCTTCTAAGTTCGTATAGTATTTCGGTAACAATATTGACCTTCCACCCATATCTATTTCATGCATTACTGCGTATCTTGCTCGGAACGTATAAAACGATCCATGTCCTAATAATAATTTATCTAGAAATGCGACTTGACTATATAAGTCGAGTGGTGACTTAATAACTGGAGTACCTGTTAAAATTCTTTTGTAAGCAACACCTTTACCAAGTTCAATTATATTTTTTGTTCTCTTAGCAGTTCTATTTTTAATCGTAGTAGCTTCATCAATTATTACCATTGTTTTATCTAACTCTATTAAAACTTCTTTTACTTTTTTTAATCCAGATTTATGACTCATGGCTTCAACATTAAATAGATACCAAGTTAATTTTAATGGATCATTAAATTGTGGAGAATGCATTACATCAACTTTGTGTGCCATGATTTTATAATCAACACTACAATGAATTTCAATTTCTATTTTCCAATTGAGATATACGCTGTTAGGTGCAATCACAATTACATTCTTAATTTTGTTTTGTGTAAATAAATATGATGCATTGTCTATAGAGACTTTTGTTTTACCTGTACCCATTTCCATAAAATATGCGAAATTATTTGATTCAGCACCTTGTTTAAGTGCTTCTCTTTGATGTTCAAAAGGTTTAGTCTTATAAATATATTTCATGTTATAACAAAATATTTTTAATTTAATTGTTGCATTAAGTAAAGAAATAATTTATACACTCACGCAAGGAGGTTCTAATATGGACTTAGAAGCAGAATCGATCATTAAGATTGATACGGCGAAATCTGCGGATATTGCCTCAAATTGCAATAAGCTTTTGGAAACTCAGAAACAGATAAAAAATGCTGAAGAAGAAATTAAAAAACTTAAAGAAGCAGAAATACATCTTTCTGATAATATCATTCCAAACTTAATGCGTGAAGCGGGAATATCCATGATGGAGCTAACCGATGGAAGCATGGTAAGTGTTAAACCTTTTTACCAAGCTCACATCAATGAGTCTTTCAAAGAACGTGCTCACAATTGGTTACGTGAGAACGGACATGGAGACTTAATCAAAAATAACGTAACTCTTGAATTTGGTAAGGGTCAAGATGAAGTCGCTCAATCTGTAATACAAGATGCTCAAGCAAAAGGGTATAACGTAAAACAGAAACAAGACATTCATTGGGCAACTCTTAAAGGATTCGTAAGAGAACAAATACAAGAAGGTAAACAAGTACCAAATGATTTGTTTGGAGTTTACGTTGCAAACCGTGTAACCATTAAGAAGGAGGACAAATAATGTCTGAAGCACAAAACGCTACTAAAGAAGTAGCAACAAAAAAAGAAGCTGGAGTTCCAGTAAAAATGGATCTTGAAGCTTTATCGGGTCAAGGTACTGAAAATATCACAGCACGTGATACAAGATTACCTTTACTTAAAATACTTTACTCTAGCTCAGCTGTACTAGATGAGGATAGTGCAAAGTATAATGAAAACGCTAAACAAGGAGATATCTTTAATGAGATAACAGGCTCTTTGTACAAAGCAAAGGAAGGCGTTCTTGCTGTAGCATGTCATTACAATAATACTTTTAATGAATGGCAAGACAGAGGAGATAGTCTTGGTAGACCTGTAGCAATTCATACAGATCCATCTATCATGACTAAAACAACTAAAGGCGATGATGGTAAAGATAGATTACCTAATGGTAATTATATCGAAGATACTGGTAATCACTTCGTTCAATTATTGAATGAAAATTATGAGCCGATTGAAAACGCTCTAATACCAATGAAGGTCACACAAAAGAAAAAATCTAAGTTGTGGAATTCTATGATTATTAGTAGAAAGATCAAAGGTAAAAATGGAATGTTTAATCCACCATCTTGGTCTCAAGTATATAGACTTAAAGCAACTAAAGAGTCTAATAGTCAGAACTCTTGGTACGGTTGGACAATCGAATTTGATTCAGTATTAGATCCAAGCAAGAGTCTAGATGCATTACAAACATCAAAAGCTTTTTATGAAAGTTGTAAAAAACAAGACATCTTTAGTAAGGTAGCATTTGAAGAAGACGGTAAAGTTGAAATAAAAAAAGTAAGTAATAGCGAAGCAACACCGTTCTAATGCAACATAAATTACTAGAGTTGTTTGAAGGCGACTCTGGTCAATTCATTAAGGTCACCCTAACGGGTGGCCAAGATGAAAGGGGGAAGAGGGAAGCTGACTACCTCACGTTCCACGAACCAGTAACCGCTGACTTATGGCAAGATCACTTAGAAGGGAAATACGTTATTGGTCTTAGACCAGAACGTGATGATAAAATTAAATGGGGGTGCATTGATGTCGATCCTCAAAGCTATAAAGATTATAGTTCTAAAAAATATATAGACATTATAAAAAATAATAATTTACCTCTTATACCTGTCAGATCAAAATCTGGTGGGCTACACATATTTTTATTTTTAAAAGATTGGGAAAACAAAGTAGATGTTTTAAAAATTTTAAACAAATGGAACAATGATTACTTCATGGCTAATGAAGTATTTCCAATGAATAAAGCATTAGGTATGCCATACTTTAATGCAAAGATGACTACAGAGTTTGCATATAATAATGACGGAACTCCAATCATGTTAGAAGCTTTTATAGAATTAGCACAACTTAAACAAGTAAGTTTAGAACAAATTAAAAACTTTAAAGCAACAAAATATGAACCAGAAAGTTCTTGGAGAGATTATCCACCTTGTGTTCAAAAAATGATACAAGAAAAATGGTCTGGTAATCATAGAAACGATTTTTTATTTAATGTTTTAGTTTTAGAATGTAAGAAAGATGAGAACTTATCGATAGCTGAACTAACAGAGATAGCTAAGAAAAGAAATACAGAAATATTTACAATACCATTACCAGAAAAAGAAATAGTTACGATTGCTAAATCAGTTAAGAAGGGAGGTTACTTTTATAAATGTCCGCCTAAATTAAATGCAATTACACCTATATGTAATAAGGATTTATGTAAAAATAGATCATTAGGTATCTTTCAAGAAGCACCTGCCATCATAGATGAGTTTGAAGATGTAATGTTTATCAGAGACATTAAAGAATCTTTTTATCAATTTAAATATCAAGGGGAGAAGATTATGGTTAAACCAGAAGACTTGGCCTCTGAACTTAATTTTAAAAAGAAACTATTAAACTATAAAATACTTTGGAAAACTTTACCTAAAAGAAAAAATATTATTATTTGGGATTTATTCTTAGACGGTTTAGTTAAGAAAGCTGAAGAGTCTGATGAATTTAATTATTTAGAAACTTTAGAAGATATGCGTTATCAAACACTTAAAGAATTCTTTGAAGATACAATAGAACAAGACGACTTTAAAAAATTAAAAGATGGCTATGTTGTATTAGATTCTAAAACTAATGTTTGTTATTTTAAAAGGACTACGTTAGATAATTGGATGAAGAAAAAAATAAACAAAGCTTTCAATAATTCTATGGAAGCTTTACGTTTGTTAAATTGTAAACGATTAGAATATCACGAGGGAGAGAAAAATATTTGGGCTGTTGATATGCCAGAATTTATTAATCACCAAGAAATTAAAAAACATAAACCAAAAAAAGTTGATACATCACTAACGGAAATGGACGATGGCTACCACACAGGAAAGTTTAGAAATCCAAAGGCTGAGAAGTCTACACAAGAAAACGATTAAGATATATGGGCCACCAGGAACAGGTAAAACATATACCTTAATTGAAAGGATACTAAAAAAATATTTAAGAAATGGTATTAGACCAGAAAGGATTGCATTCATATCTTTTACAAACAAAGCAGTTAACACTGCGATTGAAAGAGCTCTATCTGCATTTCCTCAATACACTATTGAAAATTTTACAAGATTTAAAACTCTGCATAAGTATTGTCGTAAATATTTTTCTGAAGAAGTATTTGATATTAAAAGCTGTATGATTGATTTTGCATTACAAGAAAGTATTTTAAAACGATCTGACAATAGATTAGAAGATGATGAATTTATTTATAAAGATTGGTCTTTGTCTATTTATGATAAGGCAAGAAACATGATGGAAGATCCAATCAAAGTATTTAAAAGAGAATCTTATAAGAAAGATAATATAGATGTGTTTCAAAGAAAGATTGCTACCTATGAACATTATAAAACTGGAGGTGGCGAAAGATCCTTTATTGATTTCACTGATATGATTTCTAAAGCCATAGATGAAATAGATTTTCCAACACTTGATGTTTTAATACTAGACGAAGCTCAAGATTTTACTCCATTACAGTGGTCAGTATTATTTAAAATAGCTAATAAATCTAACAGAATCTATTTAGCAGGAGATGATGACCAAGGTATTTATCAATGGAATGGTGCAGATTCAAAATACTTTACAACTTATTTTCCTGGACGAAAGGTGGTACTTAGAAAGACTAGGAGATTTGGAGAAGCTATACATCATTTTACAGAAATTATTAGAAGAGGAATTATAGATTCAGAAGAGAAAGAATACTTACCTTCAAATAAAGAAGGAGCTGTTAAAAGATATTTAAACTTTAAAGAAATAGATTTTAATCAAGAAGGTACATGGTACATACTAGGACGAGTTAATAAAGTTGTTAACGAATTAAGAATGGCAGCTAAAGAGGCAGGTTTATACTTTGGAGATAATAAAAATAATAAGTCTTTTGATCGTAAACAATGGCAAGCTATAAAATCCTGGACGGCTGTCTCTAATGGTAAAGTAATTAACAAATCTGATGCAGAGATTATGTTTAAATATATCAGAGACTTAGACAAAGATGCTTATCGGCAAGAAAAGTTTTGGATGGGAGAACCAGATTTTAAAACCTATAACTTTGAAACTTTAAAAGAATGGTGTGGGCTCACGGTTCCTGATGAAAAGAAAAATAAAGAGTGGTGGTGGATCCTTCGTAGAAATTTTACTTCAAGACAAAAAATATATTTTATTAGATTACTTAAACGATATGGACAACAACAATTAAATGAAGAACCAAAGATCATTATTGATACGATACATAGTGTAAAGGGAGGAGAAGCAGATCATGTTGTTCTTGCAAGTAAAAATGATTATGCTTCTGACTTTAGTCGTAAAAATAAATCAGATCAAAGTGGAGAAAGAAAAGTTTACTACACAGGTGCTTCAAGAGCAAAAAATACTTTACATATTTTATCAACAGACTATAAGTATCATTACCCAATTGGTAAGGATTATTTAATATATTTAGAGGAGACAAGATGACCAATAAAGATTTATTAGAAAACGCATTCCCACAAGATAAGCAGATTGGGGGAAATCATTACAAAGAATTTCACATTCAACCTTATGAATTTATATCAAAGAATAATCTCTCATTCTTTCAAGGTAATGTTATTAAATATGTTTGTAGATATTTAAATAAAAATGGTATCGAAGACCTTGAGAAAATAAAACATTATTGTGATTTAGAAATATTAAAATTAAAGGATTTAAAAAAGAAAAAATAATGAGTTGGGAAGAGTTTAAAAGATTAGCAAAAATAACAGAGGAAAACTTTGCAAAAAATTTAAAGGATCCTGTCTGGGCAGATAGTAAACAAGATATGTTTGAGCATTGGGATGTAAAAGGAATTTTAAATGGGGAACTCTTAAAGTTTGATGTTAAAGGAATGAAAAAAATAAATCGTTCAGATCAAGATAAACAAGATGATATTACATGGATTGAAGGAACTAATGTAAGAGGTAAACCTGGTTGGATAAAAGGTAAGGCAGACTACATTGTTTTCGAAAGAACAGATTACTGGTTAATAGTTAAAAGAAAAGAATTATTTGAATTTATTTGGAATAAATTAGAAGAAAATAATTTTAAAAAAGGTAAAGGAATATATGAAATTTATCAACGTCAAGGCAGGCTTGATAAAATTACTATGGTTCCTTTTAAAGATGTTGAACAAATTGATAATATAAAAAAGAAGAAGTGACACGAAGTATAAGAAAACTAATAGTTAAATTAAGTATGTGGTACGCAGATATAAGAGGACATCACGGTAAAAAATGGAACTATGAACCTAGTGAATGGTACATGGGTCGACACAAGAAAAGGAAAAAATAATGCCAACTTCTAGAACAATAAAAAAACATATAACAGTAGATAAAGTTAATTTTACTTTAGAAATATATCCTGTAAGAGAAGGCTGTTCTGGTACAGAAGGCCCTTTTTGGGAAATCTTTCCTGCAGATTATCACGCAGCCTTATATGCATTTAGTAACAAAGATAAATTAAATAAGTTAATAATAAAAAAGTTTTTATGAAATTAAAAGAGAGGTATTTTGCTCCTATAGAGGAAGTAAATAATTATGTTGCATCTAAAGCTAGAGGAAAAGTTTTAGAATTAGGGCCAGGAAATAAACCTTTTTTAAAAGCTACTCATTTTTGTGGCCATAGCGAAGAAGAAAAATCTTGCTTAGAAAATTATTTAACGTGTGATTTCTCATCCCAATTTTTCCCA